CAGGGCACCACCCGCACAGCGGGCTGGTCTTAGCGTTCCATACACCATTTTCCATAGCCGCGTCGAGCCGGTCCAGCTGCTCATCGAACACGGCCAGATACCGACTACGCTCGGTCACCATATGCTTTTTGGGTATAAGGTTTCCGCTAACAACGTAGAGAAGTGACGACTTGACCGTGGTCACTTCCGGGAAATGCGAGAACAACGCACCGGCCAGCAGATCGAGCTGCTTGGTATCAGCGTAGCGCGCGTTCTTCCCCGTCTTGTAGTCCACACACCATGCACGGTGCCCGTCAACCACCACCAAGTCGGCTACCCCGCGCCACCATACGTCCTTGGCAAAGAAATCGCAGGGGGAGAAGTCCTTGCGGATGCCTAGCTTAAGCTCGGCATGCTTCTCTCCCGGCAACTGCTCAAGCCGCTCGACGATGGGGCGCATGAATGCAAACTTATCCGGAATGGGGGTACCATTCCGGATATATTCCTCGGCAGCAAGGTGGACAGCGGTGCCATAGTCCGCCGCCTCACCCGGCGTATCTTTAACGTCCTTAACCACCTTGAGGTGGAAGTACTTCTTCGGACATTGGTCGAAGGTCTTGATCGACGAGTAGCTCCATGCGGTCATTTGGTTTTTAGTCCCCTAGCTGCGCGGCGCACTTGAGAGATCGTATTAAGAAGCGCGCGTCGATCCACTCCCGCTGCGTTACCCTTAGGGTATATACCAACCATGTGCCCACACAACCGCACTTTATGGTGTCTAGTCCCCTCGACTACATCCCAAGGCAGCCCAGTGTTATCTAGCTCTGCCACGAGTAATGGGTGTAGTTTCACTGGGGCTCCTCCAAAACCTCTACAAGCTTCTGTGCGTAGTGCGCCAACTTCTTGGCGTTGATAATGGGTGTATCCTTATCGCCTAGCCGCATCACGTACTTCAGACAGTTAGCGCGGTAGGCACCGATCCGCTGCTCTACGGGCCAAGTGTCGTACACGTCCCAAGGCTGCACCGCCTTAGTCTTATAGTGGTCACCGCCAACCTGAGTATCCCGCACTGTCGGCGCTGTGCTTGGCTCGATGGGGCTCTGTGCTTGGGGGATTGTAGGCTCAGCCCTACGCTTCTCTTTACGCAACGTGTTGACGTAGTTTGCGTGGCACCCAACGCTGTCAGCAATCACCTTATCGGTCCTATCGGGGTACTGAGCCAACATATTCAGAACGTGCTCCCGCTTAGTCACATGGGAGCTTGGCGGCTTAGGCACGCGCTTCTCTGCACGCACCGTGCTGACGTAGGTCGGGTTGCACCCAACGACGCGAGCAATCACCCTGTTGCTCCTATCGGGGGAGCGAGCTAGCTCATCCAGAACGCGCTCCCGCTTACTCCCGTGGGGGTTTATCGGCTTAGGCACGCCATTCTCTGCGCGCAGTGCGTTGACGTAGCCTTTAGTGCAGCCCACGGCGGCGACGATATCTTTAGTGGTTATGTTGGGGGAGGCAACCAGCACTTCCAAAACGCGCTCCCGCTTATTCCCGTGGGGGGCTGTAAGCTCAGCCGCGTGCTTCTTTCTACGTAGCGCACTAGCGTAGACTTCGCTGCACCGCGCGGCTGTAGCAATCACCTTAATAGGCGCGAGGGGGAAATCAGCCAGCACTTCCAGAACGCGCGCCTTCTTGTTCTTGCGGGGGCTTACCGGCTCAGCCGCGCGCTCCGGGTTACGCAACGTGCTGACGTAGTTTACGTGGCACCCAACGAGGGCAGCGATCAGCCTATTGGTCCTATGGGGGAAGTTAGCCAGCATAGCCAGAACGCGCGTCTTATCATCCGCGTGGGGGCTTGTCGGCTCAGCTGTGCGCCTCTTGTTACGCAGCATACCGACGTAGCTTTCGGTACACCCAACAATGTCAGCGATCCCCTGATTGGTCCTATCGGGGGAGCGAGCCAGCTCATCCAGAACGCGCGCCTGCTTATTCCCGTGGGGGCTTATCGGCTTAGGCACGCGAATCTCTCTACGCAGCACGTCGATGTAGCTTGCGTCACACCCAACGGTGTCCATGATACTCCTATTAGTTATATTGGGGGAGGACGTCAGTAAATCCAGAATATGCGCCCGCTTAGTCCCGTAGGGCTGCTTCTTATTAACCATTAGTTTGCTCCTTGTTTGGTGTTGCAGTAGTTTTATTCTGGGGCCTTATTTAGCTGTGCATTATATATTCGGGTCGATTCGGGCCTCACAGCTCGGGGTTCTTCTCCATTAAGAAGCTCGTTTATTGCGTCGGCATGTGCCTTATCCAGCACGATACTTCGTTGAGCCTCGTGGATAGCTTGCTGCTCCTCTTTAGAGGCTGCGATTCCAAGCACCTTTAGGGTGTTATACCAGCGCCCCGCATATAGGCTTTCAAACTCCTCCGGGTTACTCTTCATTCTAGCCAGCAGCAGCTCGACTACTGGATGCAATTCGTTATCCGCCATAGCTTACTCCCATCTTGCTCTCACAATTCAACGGCAGGCCCGGTGCCCACTTGGGGCGCATCCGCATGCACTGCTCTACGAAGGTCCGGGCTTCCCCGGCTTCTGCTACAGGGGCGATAGCGCCCACAGCGTCATGCACGGTCATCACCACACGCAGCCTGCGCGCGACCATCAGCATCTGTTCACCGATCACAATGCGGGCGAGGGCTTGGCAGATATTCTCCACCGCCTTACCGCCGTATATGCGCGTATCCAGCGTGGACCGGCCCCTCTTGGTATCGTAGACTAAATCCCCATCCTTATTCTCGCGTAGGTTAGGATAGCGCACGTACATCCCGTTAGGGAGTTTGATGCCCAGCAGGTCTACCGTCAGCACACCCTCACGCCCCAACTGGCTAGAGCGCTGCGTCTTAAGTGCTAGCAGCGCCTTCCCGGCGCTACGCCACAGCTCCGGGATCATCGGATAGGTTGCGCGGTACACGCTGATGATGCGTTTGCACTCGCCCAGCGGGAGGTCCACGTTGAACGTCTTGAGCTGCGACTGGAACTTATCAGCCCCCATGCCGTATCCGCAGTTATGGACAATAAGTGGTCCTGCATCCGTCGCAACTGTGTACCTGTTCCTCGGCCCTGCGTAGGCGATGTCGTAGGTCATTAAGTTCCGACTGTAGGATGCTGACTTTCCTGCGGTTGGCGTGGTTATCTGTCTACGGGGCAGGGCCCTCGCTCCGGTATCCAATGCTTGGGAGAGGATTTTTTTGTCTTGCGCCACTGATTGCGCTTCCACCCACTGCGTCCCGCACAATATTTTGTGGTCCGGTGTTAGCCAGAGCCCGCAAACACTCAACGTTTGCTTGATGCCTTTCTTCACTAGTCCTTGATGGCAGACCCACTCCTCTCCGTCCCACAACTTATCAGCCAAGGCTACTTCTTCTATAGCAACTCGGCCCCGGTCGGTTAGCACTAAAGTTCCCTCGGCAAGACAACCCAGAATAGTTGTTTTACCGACGAAGCGCTGGTCCTTAGTAACTTCTTCCAAGGGAACCCCGTAGATTGACGAAGCCATAATTTTATATACGTCTTCGCCTTTATCAAACGCTTCTACAAGGTCGTTTTGCCCTGCAAGCCAAGCCAAGGTGCGCGCTTCAATCTGTGAGGAGTCACAGTCGATATACACAGTGCCCTTAGGGGCCAGTATAGCCTTCTTCAGCGCAGAGCCTCGTGGGAGGTTCTGGAGGTTAATCTTATCCTCACCTGACCACCGCCCCGTATGCGCGCCATAGTACCGCAGGGGGACTGGCAGAGTGCCGCGATTAGCGATAGCGATGAAGCGCTCGGTCCTTGTTTCTTCCAAGGTAGACTTCACGCCCAGTCGCGCCGACACGAGGGACTGCACGATAGGATTAGGATGCTCGAGTAGCGCCTTGAAGCCTTCATCACTCTTAGCGAAGGCGAACGCCTCCTTACCTGTCTTTGGGCTTATCTTAGTGGGGGGAACAACACCTAACATTGTTAGTAGTTGTGCAAGCTTTGCGTTGCTCATTATCTGTTTCTTATCGACAAGCGCCTTCTCCAACAGGCGGGCCTTCTTCTCCCGCACCGAATGAAGGTGTTTAGTCATAGCTAGCCCATCCAGCCCCAATACTGGCTCAGTGAACATACGTATCGTAAGGTCCACTAAATTTAACTCAACTATAGGGAATGAAGGTACCAGCGCCTTGAACAAATCGTAGGTCAAATCCCCGTCGTTGCAGCAGTACACCCCATAACGTGATAGTTCCTCGGGGGTAAAGTGCACCCTACGCTTGCCTAGCGCATCAAGGACTTCTGTACCCTTCAAGCCCAGCCCGTAACGTATAGCGGCTTTGGCAAGGCTGTTCCCTGCATCGGGTCCGTCAATAGCGCGCAGCATAGACAACGTGTCCACGATACGCTTAGGTCTGATATCGAACTGCCAGTTAAGGATAGCCATGTCGAACATAGCATTGTGGGCTACGGCTACGCTGCTATGCCATAGGAACTTATCCAGCCACTGCTTAGTCTGCGCCTTGGTTCCGCTGAACCATACAGCGGGTTCGTCATTACGTTTTACAGATACGCCTATAGTCTCAAAACGCGGGTCACGGATGTACTCCTCAGTCGTCATCTTAGACAGGCTAAATTTCTGGTCGTAAAAAGTTTCAAAGTCGATAGTTAAGATATCCATCAGCGTATCCTTGTTACGTGTGTAGTGTCACCCGCAGCACGGGTCATGTAGTAGCGGTCGGACCTTACGTTTTGGTTATGTGCAGAGCG